AATTCTTGTTTTTCTGCTCTTACTGGGAATAAGCACATTAGAGTCTGTAACCACCGCGAGTAGCTAGTCTCGATGGAATGTTTTTTCTATTGATGTTCATTCCTGATTTGAAGTTGCGGTTGGATTTTTTACGGTTTAATTTTTTCGATCTCATGATGTTTTCCTTTGTTTGGTTGTTTTATTTTTATATGACACTCTACGAGGTGTCAATGGGCATATAATATCAAGTACTTTATATGCCCTTTGAAAGTTTTCTACTTTTTCTTCCAAATTTGGAAGAATTGTAGAATAATTCTAAGTACTTGTAGAATTTTCTTCTGTTTTGACTGGTTCATTTGTGACCTCCGTTTTTACCGTTTCGGTACGTTTACGGGGATCTTGAACTAGTTCCGGTTTTGTAAGTAAACCGTGTTTGTAGCAGATTTCTTTGTTGTCGTCGTTTAAGACGAATGATTCGAGCTGTGACGGATTATTGTCGATTAGCTTACGAATGTCTGCTGGGAGTGCGTTGAAGGTCTTAGCGGCTGCTATAGTGACCTCATACGCTTGTTCTAGTGATGGGACTTCTGAGAAGTCTCCGAATTGGGGAACTTTGTTAGATTCTGGGATTTTCCCAGTTTTTTGGAATTGTTTTACGATGTTGTTGATACAACACGATTTTTTGTATGACTGATCTGTCATTTGTTTGTCTGAGTGTTTTGCTGTAACGCGTTTAACGGCGCGTGTTGCTTTTTGTATATTTTGCATAATTGTTCCTAGTAGTAGCCGGATGCTCCGGCGTGAGGGTTGATAGTGTTTAATCCTTTTTTAGGATTTTTGCGTTTTTGTTGTTTGAACTTCTTTCGAAGTTTTTTCTGTGATTTTTTGTGTTGTGCTCGTTTTTTCTTTGAAGAATCTGAGTAGTAAGGAAGCGTGAATGCTTCTTTAAGTTTTTTAGCTGAGTTGGCTTTAGTGTCTTTGAACGAGTGTAGAAGTTTGTAGATTTCATCTCCTACTTCTCCTTTTATTTTGTCGATTCCTTGGGATCGAATGATGTGCAGTGTTTCTGCTCTTGTTTTAGCTGTTTGCGCGGTTGTGTTGCTAATTGTGGCTTCAGCAAGTTTTTGTTCTCTGAACTGTCTTGCTGTTTCCATAGCTGTTTGCGCGCTATTTGCTGTTTCTGATTGTATATTTGCTGCTGCCCCCCCCGGGGAGCTTGCTCCTGATCCTGACATGGATAGGATGCGATTTAGCCCTGCTGCTTCGAGGTCTTTTGCCTCTCGTTGGTGGGCTGTATTGGACATGCGTTCTTGAAAAACCATTTGTTCTCGAGTAAGACCAATGTTTTTCTTATTCGCATTTCGTTGTCCAGCTAGTTGTGCTGCTGAGGCGATTGTGCCTATTGCGAGCGTTGCTGTTGCTGGGTCCATTTTTTTCTCCTTGTTCCTTCGGAACGGCTGGGAGGGGGACGGTACGTCTCCCCTCCTATTAAATATTTTTTAAAAGTGATCTATGAAGCCCGGAATGCTGTGTGTCGGCATCGGTCTTGTGCATTTAAGGTCTAGATATGAGTCCATTATAAAGTGCGGCTCTGCTGGCACTGCTATGACTCTGTCTATTGGTGGGTTTTCTTCGATAAACGTGTCGTTCAAGCTTGGTTTTGCTCCGAAGTCTTGGGCTAAGTGCCAGACGTCGAGTGAAGCTGTTGCGTTTGATCTAAAGAGTGCTGTTACCATTGATGGTTTGTAGCGATAATCTGCGTAACGTTCGTTGTAGCCGAAAACTTCTTCGTCTGCTGTTGGTGCGGCTGCTCCTTGTGCGTAGATTTCTTTATTTAGGATTGCTTGTTCTCCTAGGTGCGCGAAGGCTGGGAAGTAGTGGTCAAATCTGGTGCTTCTTGACCACATTCTGTTTAATCCTTGTTGATAATTTAAGTCGGCTCGTACTGATACGAAGCCTACGATAATTTCGTGTTCTGTGAAGGATTTTACAAATCCTTTTCCTGATGTTGAGACGGTTCCCATGGCTGCGAGGTTACCCTGTGGTGTTCCCGCGCCGGTTGCGTCTTGTTGTGCGATTGGTGAGATGTTGATTGGTGTTGATCCTCCGCCTAGGTATTCTGGTCTTTGGAGGCGTTGATCTGGTGAGATTACTCCGAAGTGAGCATAGTTCATTTCCGTGTATCGTGTTCCGCCTCTGGCGTCTCTTTCGAATAGTTTCTGGATTTGAAATGCTTCTCGTAGTTGATTGATTGTTTGTGCTGATGCGTTTGTAAGGTCTGCTTGTAGACCTGAGTTGTCGCCGAATACCGCTGTTTCGTCTGATGTTACTGATGACCCTAATTCTAGTCCTCCGCCTATAACGCCATATATGTCTGAATTATTAGCCCATGGTGTTCCCGCTGATGGTGAAAGGTTTATTACGGTGTTGTCTGTTACGACTGGTGCGGTTGTTCCTAGCGGGATTGTGACGGGGTCTGCTTTTTGTGCCCAAGGGAGTGCACCCGTGAAGTAGTCTTTGCGTTTTCCTCTTGGGAGTATGTCTGAATAGTCCGCCGGATCGTCAGGTCCGTCTCCTGTGTCTACAACGACAGAGTCTTGTAGATTTTCGTCGCGATACCACTCGTTGTAGATGAGGTGGATTGCGCGTGTAAAGTCTGCTCTGTGTTCTAGTTCCGCGACTTTAGTTGGGATGCCGAGGTAGTCCTGCATTGATCCTTCGGCGTATCCTGTTGATGCTGGTGATGTCATGGTTGGCATTATGAAGTCAGTACTGTCTGCTGGGTTTGCTTGTTCTCCCATGAATTTTTGGAAGTTGTCCCATACAAGTCTGATGGGAACTGAGAAGAAGTGAACATCTAGAAAGATGTTATCCATTATTGGTTTTAGTGGCGTTGCTAGTCTACCAAAGATTGCTGCTTTACAGTTGAATGTGTCTCCAGGGAGAGCTTCATCTAGGTAGAAAGGGATTAGTTTTCCGGCGTCGAATGTTGTTTTGTAGCCGTGTGAACGATCGAATGTAGATCGGTTAATATCTGGCTTAGATATTTTGGTGAATAATTGGTTGGGTGTCATTACACTTTTCATTTTGTTCCTTGTGTAGAAGGGGGACTCTTAGGCAATTTGGTAATGCTGCCCCCTTGGTTGGTTTATTTATTTAATTGGTAATGCTGGTGCATTGATTGATTTTGCAAATTCTGATGCGTTTGCAATTTGTCTTGGTGTTTTTTCTGGTTGAATTATTCCGGTGTCTACGGCAATAGTTCCTACGCTGTATAGTGAGAAATCTGATGGGTATTTATGCAAGTCTGATTGTTCCATTTCGCATCCTTGTGCGAATGATCTGATGGCTAAGCCGTCAGTGGAGTGTGTATGGAATGTTGAGAAGATTCCTGATTTGATGTCTTTTACTGCGTAGATGTTTGTTGTATGCATTTTATTTTCCCTTGATTTTGGAGACATATTTGTCTCTGTTGTGCACTAATTGTGCCTTATATAGAAGTTGTTCATTCTTAGATTGAGGTGATTTCCGATATTGTGAGTCACCTTCGTTTTTTTGCTGATTTGTAATAGTATATGCAGCCAGAAGTTCATGGTCTGATCTGGGTTTGTTGTTGCGTAGTAGCGACTCATTCTCGTATTCCTCGTGTAGGTCTGGGTGGTGACGTTCTAATAGTTTTTTATAATATCTAGGAAGTTGGGCTTTGGTGTCAAGGAGTTGTTGGTAGTTTTTTCTGAAGAAGAGGGCTCCGATTGCTGGGCGTTTTGAGGCGTCCATAGAGTCCTGTACAGTAATAATCTCGCCATTAGTAGGATTGGTAATATGATGCTTGCTAGACTTAAGGCTATAACTTGCGATGTAGTAGGCTGTTTTCTCATTTGCTGTTCCAATTGAGTGGTATCCGTGGGTCCATAATTTATCTATATCTTTTGAGACAAAGAGAGGCTCCCCGGATGGAGCCTCTCGATTGTAAATTTGATTATCGGGATTATAACCAAAGATAATTGCATGATGGTGGGGACGTCCTGTCTTTCCACCGTATTCATGGCTTAC